GACAAAGGTGTCGTCGTATGCTCTTGCGAACAGAGAACAGGTCGGCGATGTATTTGAGTTCTCGGCAGACTTTTAAGATAGATTTAGAGAGAACGGGGCGTTTTTATTTTAGCAGTCTATTATATAACATGTCTGCCCTTTCTTTGATTAGTCAGTTTCAAGTTCTTCCATTCACCGTTCCCGCTGGTGCTGGTGCTACTGGAGTACAAGATGTCGTATTAACGCAAGTAATCCCCGCTGGATTTTATATAGGTATGGTCACGATGACCCTTGCTGGTGTTGGTGTCACCAGTGGCGATTTTACAGTGGCGTATAATGCGTTGCCAATATCCACTACTATCCTCGGTGCTGTTGGTACTAGTGATATAGCAACAAATACATTCTACGTTGTGTCCAACGGAGCGGACGATTTAACCATCTCTATTGTCGGGACGGGTGCTGGATGGACTTCCCCTCCATCTACTTTATTCCTCCGTCAAATCGCTTAATTTAGGAGGTTTGTTAGTTTTGTGGTTTTGTAGTTTTGTGGACTTCCAAATACATCAGTCCAACAATATTTTTTAAAAAAATCAACTGTTCCTTTTTTTGTTTCCCTAGGAGATAATTATTCCCGAAGTCCACAAAACCACAAAACCACAAAACTATAATCCGTTCATTATAATGTAAATAAATAATCTACATTATATATAGATGTCGCAACTAAATCAAGTTAAGAGGGATAATTCACCCGACCAGGTATATTACGATGTGACGATTACAAACTTCCAGTCGCAAACCACTCAACCGCCAGTGTTCTATTATAACGAGGCGAGAACCATTCCGTTTATTAATTGTCCCGAAGACTACTATTTAAGCATTATTCGGTTCACTGTAGATACAGGAACTCTTCCCGTCTGGATACCATCCATCGTTCCCTTCTCTGCGAACCCGAATACTACCATCTATAATATTACGCTTACTTGGGACGACGGGGTGAACCCCGAATACACGAGCGGTGCAATCCCGTTGACCTTTATTCCACAAGACCGCACTACAGGTAATACACCAGCACCTCCCAGCACGACTTCAAATGGACTGCAGATAAACGACACGGGTTATTACAACGTCTATTCATATCAGTATATAGCGTATTTAATAACAGAAACATTCAAGACCGCTTTAGCATCTCTCGTGGCACAAGTAGGTGCTGTTAATATGCCTACTTACCCTATTTACACAGTCAACCAAACACCGACAACCACCACTCTGCAGTCAGACGATTTACCGCCATTATTCCAATGGGACACATCTAGCGATACTGCATCTATTTTCACCATTCCACAATACGATTTAAACCCTGCAGTCAATCCAGGGTTAAGCGGTAATAACCCCATCAAAATATATTTTAATGCCCCGATGTTTTATTTGTTCCAGTCCTTCCCCGCTACTATTTTCGGATATAGTAATGTAGGCGGTAATGAGAACTTCCAAATAGATGTGATTAATCAAGGAGGATTAAATACCCAACTCATCACTCCGCCCGAATATGATTTAGTAGGGGGAGTATATGACCCACCAATATCCATCCCGTATATTTCTACTTATCAAGAAACAAGTACCATCGGTGCTTTATCCCCCGTCACTGCAATTGTATTTACGAGTAATACGATGCCTATTACTCCCAATCAAGTCAGCACTCCTCTCGTATTATTTAATAATCAACAGATAGGATTTCAAGGCAACAATGCAGACATCGCCAATATTATAACTGATTTAGTAAGTAGTACTGGAGCATATCGACCGTCGCTAGTATATGAACCACAGGCACAATATAGACTGGTGACTTTGAACGGCAACCGTCCTCTCTTCAATTTAGACCTGCAAATATTCTACCGATTAAGAAACGGAAGTCTTGTGCCGTTCCGTTTAGCAAGTGGCGGGTCGGTCACTATTAAAATCGCATTCTTAAAGAAAGATAGTGTCGGGGCATCTACCGCAAAAGACCCGTTGGCACATTCCTCCCCCGCATTTAGTGGAAACGGGGCAACAAAAGGGGGTAGACGCATGTGTTAATTATTTAGCGGAGTATCTGCCGATATTTTATAGTTGTATAGTATATAATGTCGGACTTTAAAACAATCCTCGTCAAAGACTCTGTTATAGGTGATATTACTGCAGATTTAGACTTTGCCGTCAAATCGGGAGCATCCCAGACAACATTTCAACCCTTCCCATCTACGAGTGCTTCTAACAGTGCTCTTATCTGGAACGTCCAAGTCCCATCCGAAAATGTAGTGATTGGTCGTGATGTTTTACTCAATACTGCCCTTGTGGTAGAATTGTCGTATGGTGGAGGAGTTCTAGCAGGCGACTCGGTGTGGTCTTACGGGAACACCGACGCATTCCAAGCATTCCCTTTGAATAGTTTATTTACAACTGCCACCGCTCAAATCAACAACACTACAGTTTCAATCAACACCAAGGATGTCCTCCCCTCTTTGTTAAGAATGAATAACAGTAGAGAACTTTACCGTTATAACTCGATGACCCCTGCTCTTCCCGACCAAGCATACGGATACTACGGCAACGGGGTGAATGCTACCAACAATCCTTTAGCATCATACAACACTGCCTCATATGATTTAGACCAAGTCCCTCGTGGAGCATTCCCTATTATTTACCAGATTGCCCATTTTGATACTGCTACTGGATTTATAGACGATAGTCCAATCGCTCTTGGCACACCAGGTGAAACCTGGAAGATTGGTGTAGCGACAATTGTGACTGAACCTATCTTTTTGTCCCCATTTATCTGGGCGAACCCCGAATACAACTGCCAAGGTCTTCTCGGCATCAACAATATGGCATTCACGATGAATATTGATGCCACCGCATCTCGTGTATGGTCGACCGCCTCCCCATTCTTCACTGGTATTGTTTTAGGCAGTCCTACCCAACAATGCTTTAACCAGAGTGGAGCATTCTCTCTTCCCGCCACCCCTGGAGGTCAGACATCTCTTATCAGCAACACCCTCGGTGTCCCATCTCTTCTTTTCAAGTTCCTTTCTACGCAACCATCTGATTTAATCCAAACCAAGAATGTTGTGCCATATATGGACTTCCCCCGTTATTTGACTTCATCTGCTAATAACCCCACATTCACCACATTAGGACAATCAGGTGTTAGAGTAAATAGTTCCAATCTTCAAATCAATCAAATCCCAGATTATTTCATCATTACTGCTCGTATCCCAATGTCGCAACAGACTCCACAACTCTCGATGTCCCAGTTCGTCATTCAAAATATCAGCATCAATCTCAACAATCAATCGGGTCTATTGTCGTCTGCATCTCAATATGATTTGTGGCGAACATCAGCAAGGAACGGGTCAGCACAATCCTGGGCGGAGTTTAGCGGTCTTCAAAGTTCTTTTACCAACGGAGAGTCGCAGAACATCGCTACTACTGGTTCTGTCCTTGTCCTATCTCCTCCTTACGATTTATCACTTCCCAACTACATTAGTAGCGGTTCTCTCGGCAATTACAACTTCCAATTTTCAGTCACATTAGCATCACAGTATCCTCAAGAAATATACGACCTGTTCCCTGGAAGTGCTCCTGGACTTTTCTCTATTCCAATTGAACTTTGCGTCGTCTGCGTTAATTCAGGCATCTTCTCTACTCAACAGGGAGTGTCTGCAGTATATACTGGCATATTAACTAAAGAGATGGTACTATCGTCTGTTAATGGTCAGCAAGCATCTGCGATGACCTCTCAAGAAACCTCCCGAATGATTGGCGGACAAATGCTTAACGGTGCATTAACTGCTATTCGTGGTATGAGAAAGCATCTCAAATCTCACAGTATGCCCGCCCACAGTGGTGGAGCGATGGGTCAGGCATCCAGCGGTGGAAAGCACGGAATGTCTAAATATTGCTAGATTTAGGGGTTTCAATCAAAAATCACAGGTAATTATTCAACTCTCATTATAAATTAAAATAGTATTCTAATATATAATGCCACAGACAAACATTACTTACGACACGGGGTATAACCGCAAGTTAAAGTCTTTATTAGACGAAATGGACGCAAAGCATTGGAATAACGGTACATCCCAATATCACCCCAGTATGATGGGATTTAAATTATCCAATTTTCACGGGGACTACGCTGGAGAACCCAGTGCTAGAATGATGGTCGGTGGAGGTTCTCACAGCGACCAAAAGTTCATCCATTCAGGCAATTCTCCCGCCTATCCTCCCTATATGATGTCTAGCGGTCTTCTCGTTAATTCGGGAGGTGCGTTTATCGGGGTAGATGGTGCAGTTGGTGGTCGCAGTTATACATTAGGCGATTTCGGACACGATGTAGCACACGTCGCAAAAGAAGTTGCCCCCGATGTAATCCGCTCGATGATGAAGAGTGGTAAAGGTCGCAAGAGAAAGGGAGGGTCAAAAGTCGGCGACCAGATTGCATCCGTCGCAAAGACCCTATTACCATTTGCTCCTCTATTGATGGGTCTAGGAAGACCTGCTCCAAAATCCAAGGCAGATATAGTGGATGCGTTGAAAGATTTAGGTGCTAAAAAATCACATACTCTTAAAAAGTTGAAAGAAATTGCGATGTCGGGTGGAGCAAAATATTCATTCGGCGATTTCGTCCACGATGTTGCAGGTGTCGGTAAAGAAGTTGCCCCCGATTTAATCCGTATGGCGATGACGAGCGGTGCTGGAACAAAAAAAGGCATGCGTAGAAAGACTGCTCGTAAGGCATACGAAGGCGGTATTAATTTAAAAGATGTCATCGCCAGTGCAGTCCCGACTGTTTCCAATTTAGTCAAATCTGCCGACCCTGCGTTGACGGATGGTGTCCGAAAATTAGTCAGTAAAGTGTCCTCCACACCTGCAATAAAGAAGGCATTATCTACCGCCAAGTCTGTCGTCGGTGCTGGTCGTGGTCGTGGTGCAAGAACTGCTATTGTTAAAAAGATAATGAAAGAAAGAGGGGTAAAAATGATTGAGGCAAGTAAAATTGTAAAGGCGGAGGGGTTATATTAATATATTCATATAGTATAATAATGCCCCGATTTTATCATCAAGACGACCCTGCATTAAGCGATTTAAACAGGGCAAAGAAATCAGTAAATCGTGATTACGCAAAGCAATACCAATCTCAAGACGGCAACCACGATAATTTAGGACAAACTGCCGACAAAGATGCAAAGTTCAACGCATTAAGCACCCGTCTTACAAATCTATACACCTCATTAATAGACTTCGGACAAGCGTTAAATGCCCCAGTAGCGATAATGATAAATCCTATTGCCTCATTTAGACCCGCACAAGTAGGACAATTACAACAATTAAGCAGTCGTATTTTATCCGAGGTAAGAGCAGTAAATACAATATTCAGTAGTTTAAAGTCCTTTGATATTTTTACTCCTCCCGAGGCACAACAACTCCAACAATCCGTCCAAGAAATAAACGACGCTCAGGGATTAATTATAGGAGCAAGTCAACAACTCGGTGCGTCGGATACAGCACAACAAATAGACGCTTCGATTGCGGTATTTAGTAGTGAATTACAACTCCTATTACAATTTTTAAATGGAGCGTCTAAAAATTATAGGGCGTTAGAAGGCAGAGGTAGAATGAGAGGTGGAGTAGCATATCATTACCGTCCTGCTACGATGACGGGCGGTTTGAATAACTGGGAGCAGATGTCGGGTCTCTC